AGGTGGTCGCAGTGGATCACTAGCGCACTGTGGTTCGGGGACGGCTATGTCTACGTTCCCGTACGGGACGCAGCAGGCGCGCCGAAGCCTCCGCTGTGGGTGTTGCATCCGGACGACGTCGAGATCTCGGACGGACGCTATTACGTCGCAGGATCAGACGTGCCGTTCGCCGAAGGGGAGATCATCCACCTGCGCGGCGAACCTCCGTACAAGAAGGGACACGGAAGCGGCGTGATCGACCGCTTCGGCGCGGATCTCGCGCTCGCCGCGACAGTGCGGACGTACGCAGGGAGCACGTACGGGACAGGCGTCCCCGCTGGCTATCTGAAAGTCAACAGCCCGAATCTGACAGTCGAGCAGGCGGCGGATCTCAAAGCGCGATGGATGGAGCAGCACGGTCGGACGCAGAAGTCGATCGCTGTACTCAACGCGACGACAGAGTTTCATCCGATCGCGCTGTCGCCGATCGACGGACAGCTCAGCAAGGCGCGCGAGTGGTCGCTGCGGGACGTCGCGCTCGCGTTCGGGATCCCTCCATACATGCTCGGCATCCCCGGCGATCAGTCGACGTACGCGAACGTCGAGTCACGGATGATCGAGCTGCGGACGTTCACGCTGCTCCCGTGGATCAGACGGATCGAGTCGACGTTAGACGCACAGTTCCCGCGCTCGACGTCCCTAAAGATCTCGACGGACGCGACGCTCCGCGCGGACACACTGTCCCGCTATCAGGCGTATTCGATCGGGCTGTCCGGAGGCTGGCTGACAGTCGACGAGATCCGCGCGATGGAAAACCGTCCCCCGCTTCCGGAGCAGGTGTCGACTAATCCTGCGGACGGAACACTACCCCCGGTCGACGTGTCGCCGGCGACGGACGAACCCGCCCCGGTGCCTGCGGACGCTGCTGCTACGGAAGAGGTTTCGCAGTGAACACGCTGCCGATGGAGGTCCGCGCCGTCGATATGGATCAGCGGACGATCACAGGAGTCTGCGCGCCGTACGACGAGATCTCCTATCTCGTCCCCGATCCGGCAGGGGAGCGGATCATCCGCGGCGCGTTCGCGAAGTCGCTGCGACAGCGCGCAGACAAGATCTTCCTGTTCCGTGGACACGATCACGGACGGGCTGTCGCGCGTTCGACGTCGTTCGACGACGGGGACGCAGGGCTCGTCGGCGTGTTTCACGCTCGCCCGTCGTCTGTCGGAGACGAGACGCTCGAAGAGGCGCGGGACGGCTACCTGCCGGGGATGTCTGTCGGCTTCCGTAACGTGCAGCTCCGTCGCGGAGACGACGGAGTCCGCGAAGTCGTCGAAGCTGCGTTACTCGAAGTGTCCCTAGTGACGATCCCCGCGTATGAAGGTGCGCGCGTCCTCGCTGTCCGCGACGCTCACATCAGCGAGACGTTCCCGCTGATCGAGCTCGACGAAGGCTCCGTCCTGATGCCCTGGTGGACGTACTAGAACGTTACTCGAAGCCGTTGCGAGTATGGATCTCGCTCGTCTGACGCGATCTCGCATCAAACTCTTGTGTCGCAGTCGGATCCCCGTCTAACGTCCGACACACAGGCACCGCCTACGCACCGGTCGCGCCCCTACGTAACGCGATCACTGCTCCCGGCACTGGCTGATCAATCCGATCATCAGTGAAGGGAACGCAGGAATGATCACGTACCTCCGCAGACTCGTCGACGAGCGCAACGCGCTAACCGGAGTCATGCAAAACCTGACCGACACGGCGGCGCGGGAAGAGCGCGACCTGACCGAGCACGAACGCGGCACGCTCACGCAGCATCAGCAACGCTGCGCAGAACTCGACGGACAGATCGGCGAACACAAGGCGCAGGCGGAATCCGCTCACGCGTGGGCGTCCCTACAGGAGCAGCTCGGACAGCTCGACAGCGAGCGCGAGACTCCGCGTCAGCTCACGCAGGCGCGGGACGCGCAGCCGTCCGGCTGGGGGGACGTGTTCGTCGCATCCGGCGAGTTCCGTGGCTACAGCGGAGTCGGACACAGCGGACGCGTCGACATGGGTTCACTGTTCGAGCAGCGCGCAGCGATTGACACGAACTTCGTCAACGTCCCGCCGTTCGTGTTCGCGCCGGGAGCGTCGTGGACGCAGACGACTCCGCTGCTCGACGCTATGGGAAAGCAGCGCGTCTCGACAGGCTCGATCGAGTGGTACACGTACCCCGGTGCGTTCCCGCTCGCCGCTGTCGTCGCAGAAGGCGCGCTAAAGCCTGAGGCGGACGTCGTCCCGACTCTCCAGACTGCGTCCCTCAACACGTACGCGCACTGGAAGGCGATCACGCGTCAGGCGCTGGAAGATATCCCCCGTATCCGCTCGATCGTCGAGACGCAGCTACGAGGCGGGCTGTATCGGAAGCTGGAAGCCGACGCTGCTGCTGCTCTCAACGCAGCGACACTGACCGCAGTCGACGGTGCAGGAGATCTCCTGGCGGGGATCCGCGTCGGCATCGGCACTGTGCAGGACGCGGGATACGCCAACCCGACGACTGTCCTGCTGAATCCTGCGGATTACGCCGCGATCGACATCAGTGTTATGTCCACTGCGGGGATCGTCCCGCAGTCGCAGTCGTCCCTATGGGGCGTCAAGGTGATCAGCGCGGGAGCTGTCCCCGCAGGAACCGCATACGTCGGCGACTTCACGAACGGACTAACCCTGTTCGACCGGGGGACGACTGCGGTCATGATGACCGACTCTCACGCGGACTACTTCATCCGGAACATGCTGCTGATCCTCGCTGAGACGCGCGCGCTTCCGGCTGTCACGGAAGAGCAGGCGCTCGTCAAGGTCACTGCCGGAACGGGTGCAGCCGCCGCGTCCGCGTCAGAGTCGCGCGGGAAGTAGCAGGAATGGGAACGCGTCCGACAGTGCAGCAGGTGCGGAGCTGGATCGGCGTCCCCGCGACGTCGATCGACGACGCGATGCTGACGCAGGTGATCGCAGCAGAGTCCGACAAACAGGCGGCGTACTGCACGATCCCCGACGACCCGGACGCGTTCCCTCCCGCACTGACACAGGCGCTGTATCGACGTGTCGCGCGGGAATGCGCAGCTCGCTCCGTCCCCCTCGGGCTGTTGGGGGACGGAGTCGAGTTCGTCAACAGCCGACTCCCGTCGCTCGACGCGCAGATCGAATCACACGAAGCTCCGTACAGAGTGACGGCGATCGCATGAGTACGCGAGACGACATCGCTGCTGCTCTCAACGCAGCAGCAGTCGGAGTCGACGGGAAGAGCGGACGTCCCGACACACTCCAGCCGATGTCCGGCTGGCCTCAGTGGGTGCGGGACGTCCCGTTGACGATGTGCGCAGTCGAACGCACCTGGTGGGTGGTTGTCGTCCTGCCGGCGGGGACACCTGCCACCACCGAAGCTGCTGCGGACGACATCCGGATCCCCCTGTGGGAGCAGCTAAACGACGTCGGAGACGTGCAGTCGATCGAGCCGATCAATCTGACGTCACAGCCGGACAGCAACCCTCAGAGTGTCCCCGCGCTGCGGTTCACGCTCGTCACATCAGAGTAAAGGGAGCAGACATGACCATCGTTGAATCGCGCGTCAAGTCCGGCACGTTCACGCTCGGCACTGTGCCGGGGACGTCGTTCGCGTGCCAGCCGACGAACATCCGCGTCACACCGTCCTACGAGGACGACGGAGACGCAGTCGAGACGCTGTGCGGCGACTCGATCCCCGCAGGCAAAAAAGAATCGTGGGTGCTAGCGGGGACCGCTATTCAGGACTTCGACGACCCGGACGGGTTCCTGACGTACTGCTACGAAAACCGGATGACGACTGTCCCGTTCGCGTGGGAGCCGAACATCACGGGAGCGCCGAAGTGGTCGGGGGATCTCGTCATCGTCGCGCTCGAAGAGGGCGGGGACGTCAACACGCGGATCACGACGGACTTCGAGTTCGACGTGTCGGGGATCCCGCTGCGGGAGTACACATCCCCGCTCACCGCGAACGCGCCGCAGGACGACACGCGACAGGACGCGGAAGCCGCCTGATGCCGGATGCCGTCGAAGTAAAGGGAGCCGACAGACTCGCGAGCACGCTGCATCAGTTCAGCCGCGAGCTGTCGGATCTCTCGGACGCGAACCGCGCAGCGGGGGAGCTGATCGGCTCCGCTGCGCGTACGCGCGTCCCACGACGGACAGGACGACTGGCGGGGAGTATGCGGACGGACGTGTCCCCTACGGACGTTGACGTCTCGTTCGGAGCGGTCTACGCCGCCCCGATTCAATGGGGAGTAGGTCCCCGCGTGGGACTGCGAGGTCCGCACAACATCGCGACGACATTGTTTCTGACGAACGCGCTCGCAGCGTCCGAGAGCGCAGTCGCAGAGATCTACGTCGGAGCGATCGATTC